GAAAAAGGAAGAGGCAGATCACGCTGAAGAAGTAGTTGATAATGCCGAAGATAAAATGGAAGAAAAAGAAGAGGAAGAGAAGAAGGAAGAGGAAGCGGATCACTCTGAAGAAGTAGTTGATAACGCTGAAGAAGAAAAAGAAAAGGAAGAGGAAGAAGAAGAAGAGAAATTTGATATGGCCAAAGAGGTTAAAGAAGAGAAGAAAAAGACTGCTGACCACACTGAAGAAGCTGCACCTCTGGCTACCGAATCTCTAGATCATGGCGAAGCAGCCATTGGAGATCAGAGCATTGACACCCTCAACGCTCGTGTAGCCGAACTCGAGGAAGAGCTTAATAAGCAAAGAAAGCTTGCTCGCGAGAAAGAGATTTCTTCGTTTGCTGAAGGACTTTATGAGTCTGGAAAGCTCACAGAACAAGTTGTACCTAAAGGTGACCTTGTTCGCTTCATGGAGACTCTTAATTATAAGAACTCTGTGAATTTCTCAGAAACCGGAAAGGCCTCTCAGTTTGACTTCATGCGCGGAGTACTTGAGTCGCTACCTTCCATGGTTTCATTTGAAGAATTTGCAACACCAGCTTCTGCTCCTAAGCAATCGAAGTCGGTTGAGCCTAATGCTTCTGGATACGTTTACGATCCAAACACCGCAAACATTCATGCTGATGCGTTATCTTACGCCGAAGAGAATGAATGCGATTACTTAACAGCTGTTAAGTTTGTTATTAACAACAACTAAGGTAAATACTAATGGCAACTGACCCACGTTACATGTCTTTTGACCACCAGTATGTCGAAACCGTGTCGACCAGCGCTACAATTGCTGCTCACCGTTTCGTAACTCGTGCTGGTGCATACCCCGCTAATGACGGCGATTTCGCCGCTGGCGTTTCTATTTATGATGCTCCTGGTGCTGGACAACTCACCGCCAAGGGCTATCAAGTTGACGACGGCTCCAATGTCGTATATGAAGGTCAACTCAATCCTTCCACTACCCCTTCTAAGCCTGGAGTATTCCTCTATCAGGGTCTTCTCTCCATCGTAACTGAAGGCATTGCAATCGTTGAAGTTGACGCAACCTCTACTGCGTTCACTGTTGACGATCCTGTATATGCTTCCGATTCCGGTGAGGCCATTGCTTCTGGTGGTGCTGGTACTAACTTCATCCTTGGCCGCGCTCTTGATACTTCTACTAGCACAACCGCTGGTCAGTATATCAGAGTCAAGCTTGGTTCTGAAGGCGCTTCTTGATAACTAAAGGAGAATATTAATCATGATGAATCTAGATCAGGTACGCGTAATTGACCCTATTCTTACGCAACTCGCCCAAGGTTACAAGAATGCTGAAGGCGTAGCTACATTTTTTGGTCCCGCGGTATCTATGAATACTCGCGCTGGTCGCACACTCGTTTTTGGTAAGGAAGCATTTGCTGCTCAGTCCTTCCTCCGTGCTCCTGGAACTAATATCCAAAAGATCCAGAATGAGTTCGGAACACGCTCGTTCGCTCTCCGTCAGGAAGCGATCAGCTGGGAAATTGCTGAGGAAGTAGCTGCTGAAGCCAAGAATGGATCCGCTCAGATTGACCTTCGTCAATATGCTGCTAAGGACGCTGCAAATCGTCTCATGCAGTCCTGGGAAGTAACCGTTGCTGGTGCCGTCACAGACTCCACCGTATATGAAACTTCCTGTGTCTTCGACCTTGCTACTCGCGCTAGTGGTGCTGACCAGTTCAACCAGGCCACCTCTGACATCGAAGTTCTAATCGATGAAGCTAAGGAAGCTGTTCGCGCTCAGATCGGTACCTATCCTAACAAGATGGTTATCAGCCCTGACTCTTTCAACGCTCTCAAGCGTAACAAGAGAATCAGAGACTTCATGCAGCGTGGAGTACTCGTCAATGAGGCAACTCTTGCCAACATTTTCGGTCTTGACGAGATTCGTGTTGCACGTCGTCTCAAGCTTAACCAGTCTACTGGTGCTCTTGAGAACATCTACAACAACGTAGCCGTTCTCTTCTACCAGCCTTCTGGTGCAACCGATGGTTTTTCTCCTGCAATGGATGCTAACTACGGTAACCCTGCCTTTGGATACACCTACACCCTTGCTGGTTATCCTATCGCCACTCCTGAGCGTTTTAATATTGAGAG